GCAGACTTTTATGTCATCAACGGATCCGATGAGGGAAGATTCCTCGACACAGTACGCAACAATGCAAAAAACTTTGCATCTACTGTATCGTTGTCATCGGAGGCGAAGCACAAGGTCATCATCATTGATGAAGCAGATAACACAGGGAACGACGTACAGTTGCTCCTCAGAGCATTTATCGAAGAGTTTGCAGGAAATTGTAGATTCATCTTCACTTGCAACTACAAAAACAAAATCCTCGAACCCCTCCACTCAAGATGTGCAGTGGTTGACTTTAGTATTAGAGGGAAAGAAAAGCAGCAAATCGCAGCTGCTTTCTTCCAAAGACTTAAAGATGTCTTGGACAAAGAAAGGATTGAAGCTGATAAGAAAGTACTAGCAGAATTAATAAACAAACATTTTCCAGATTGGAGAAGAGTCCTAAATGAATGTCAAAGATATTCAGTTAGTGGTAAGATAGATAGTGGGATATTAGCAGCATTTTCAGATGTCGCAGTCAATGATCTCCTTAAAAATCTTAAAACAAAAAACTTCCCAGAAGTTCGTAAGTGGGTCAACAATAATATGGACAATGATACTAGTGTATTATTCCGTAGGATTTATGATAGTCTTTATGAATGTTTGGTTCCGACTACTATACCTGCTGCTGTTCTTGTTATTGCTAAGTATCAATATCAAATGGCATTCGTTGCAGATCAAGAGATAAACATGCTTGCATGTTTAACAGAAATTATGGTTGAGTGTGAATTTAAATGATTGATAATCTCATACATGTAAATGAAAACTGTATGACTATTGAACAATGTCGAGAAATAATTAATTTTTACGAGGACAATCCTAAGTTGCATCGTAAAGGTACAGTAAATGTTGAGGAAGGTTTTACCGTTGATTATGATAAAGTAAAACGATGTACAGAAATGTATATATCTTCTGATGCTTTGAACAAACCTAATGTTTTTGAGAACCTAACAGAAGTTCTTGCATCAACAATAGAACAATATAAAAACAAGTATCCGTTTTTACATCAGTTATGTAGATGGGATATATCTCATTCATTTAATATACAAAAATATTTACCAACCGAAGCGTATTTTTTATTACATAGTGAAAACATGGGTATGTTTAATGGTTTTGCTGAAAGGAGATTGATAGCATGGATGCTTTATCTTAATGATATTACAGATGATGGTGAAACAGAATTTCCAACACAGGAAATAAAATTCAAACCAAAAGCAGGAAGTATGTTAATGTGGCCAGCATATTGGACTCATCCACATCATGGGTTACCATCTCAAACTGAGATTAAATATATTATAACTGGTTGGTTTAGTTTTATAAAATGAACATAAGAAAATTATATAATCCACGTACTCCTTCATACAATAACTTTAAGAAGAAAGTTCTTGGGGGTCAATTTAGATGGGAATATCTTCCTGATACTCTTAGCTTTGGTAAGGATGAAGATGTTATTAGTACTATCGAATGTTTAACTCCAGAACAAAAGAACGAGAAAAATTGGGGTGGGTTTCCAATGTATCATCATTGTATATTGAGAAGAGCTGAGGCACCTATAGCAGCGATTGAGAAACCTTTATATTTTCCAACAGTTGATAACCAAGAACTTGCTATGCAAGCAAGTGTGATGGTTTCTGATATTCTTAAGGCTAATCGTATTAAACTTAATATGATTTTTAGAATGCATCTAAACGCTGTTAGTCCACTACCAGAAGTAAGAACAGGGTACCCACATACTGATCATGAGTATCCTCATTATAATCTTTTATTATATTTTACTGATGCAGGAGGAGATACGCTTAGGATGGAAAGAGATTATAAGTATGAAAATTATACTCCTAATGAAGATGATTGTGTAATATTTGATGGTATTCATTTTCATGAAACACCAAAAGAAAAACGTAGAGTTGTATTTGTTTGTACCTATGCTTAAAAAAATTTATAATCCTAAGTCGGCAGAATATCTAGACTTTAAAAAATATTGTATGGGTGAACAGATCACTTGGACTTACGCTGAACGTCATTGTGAGATGGGTGAATACAATCCACCTGATTGGGATGAAAACTGTAATAATTGGGGATTCTTTTGCCATCCATTTCTTTTACCACCTAATGAGTCATTTCTATATTCAGTACCCATATCTCAAAAAACGACGGATGCACATGATGTAGTAAGAGGAATATTAGAATTTAATAAAATAAAGGTTAATAGAATTTATAGAATTGCGGTTAATATCTCTTTGCCTATTGATGGTGAAGGACATTCATTACCACATACAGATCATCCCTTTCCTCATAAGAATTTGATTATATATCTTACAGATCCTGAGGGTGGTAGTACAATTTGTGAAGGTGAAGAGTTTACAGGGAAAGAAAATGATGCTATAATATTTGAAGGTAAACACTATAACTATCCTCCTAAGAAAGGTAGAAGGATAGTAATAGTTGCAACTTTTTCTGATTATGACTAAACTAAAACCAAGTAGACAAAGACATCAAGTGAAATCAAGATGGTATTATATTTTCTGGGGAACTGCTACCCTATCGGTATTTGTTGGCCAAATATATGTTGGTTCTGGATATCGTCAGATGTCGAAAGCATTTAATAGAATAATAGATACTACCTTAAAAGTTATAGAACCAAGACCTAGAGGGTACTATGCACCTCTAGTTCCACCACCTCAAAGTGGTGATTTTACTTTTAACGAGCAAGAAATGGTAATCAAATGATCTCAGATTTTTCAAAACAAATAAAGGAAGGAACAAAGAAGTCTCACTCTATGGCTGAGAACACAAGTTTTGTTGCTTCATTTCTTAGAGGTGTTATAGATCAAAAAAATTATAGACAATTAGTTGCTAATTTTTATTTTGTATACCATGAACTAGAAACTGAGGTACGAAGGTTAGAGGATGATCCTTATGTTGGCCCATTAAAACTTAGTGCTTTAGAAAGACATGATGCATTGGTTAAAGATTGTGAATTCTTTTTTGGTGAGAACTGGAAAGATAACATATATCCAACAGAAGCAACTAAACAATATATTGCTCGTATTAGAGAAGTAGCACATGAAGATCCTAAACTATTAGTTGGTCATCATTATACTCGATACCTTGGAGATTTATCTGGAGGTCAAATTCTAAGAAACATTGCTGAGAATGCAATGAACCTCACTGATGGTGGTTTAGAGTTTTATGAGTTTCCTGATATTAAAGATAAGAAAGAATATAAACAGATGTACAGAGAAACTCTCAACAAATTACCTGTAGATCAGTCTGATGTTAATGCTATTATTACTGAAGCAAATTATGCTTTCCGTTTGAATATGTACATGTTTGAAGAAATGGAAGGCGATTACTTAGTTTCTATGGTAAGATACTTATGTAGTGTTTCTAAGAAAACACCACTTGTAAAAAGTATTCTTAATATATTTGGACTATGATAATTCCTGAGGCTGATGCTGAATGGGCTGCTGATGAATTTATTGATTATTTTGGACACTTTACATCTATAGAAGATTATCTTCGTTATGTAAAGAGAGAAATTGTAACAGAAACAAATCCTTTAACTTCTTTGAAGGATGAATTTTTTAATGAGGATATTCATCCAGAAGAGATGGAATTTGATATTAAGTTTATTGGTAGTAGATTTAATCAATCACTACCACAGGATCATTATAATAATCTTTTAAAAGCAGTTTCATCACATAATAATGAAAGTAATATACCAGGTAGAGAACTTCGTTGGATGGTCTATGAGAAAAGATCTCAACAAGTATTGGGATTCATTCGTTTTGGTTCTCCTACTATTAATTCTAAACCTAGAAATATTTGGTTAGGTAATCAACCTAATCTTTCTATATTCAATCGTCATGCTGTTATGGGATTTGTTATTGTTCCATCACAACCATTTGGATATAATTATCTTGGTGGTAAACTATTAGCACTTCTATGTGTATCTCATTTTGCTAGAGAGACATTGAACGAAGTATTCGAAAAAGATATTGGATTATTTGAAACTACATCCTTATATGGCTCTACGACCTCTGCATCGCAGTATGACGGACTTAAACCTTTTATGAGGTATAAAGGTCTAACTGAGAGTAAGTTCCTTCCTCTGCTCCATGCAGATGCCTTCCATAAACTTCATGATCATTTTACTAAATTAAATGATAATCAACCCCTTACAGATAACAAAGCATCTTCTAAAAAAATGAAACGTCAAACAAAAATGATTTCATGGATTAAGAATTCATTGAAAGAATATGGACATAATGATAAGTTATCTAAGTTTAATTCTGTTATAGATATGGCTTTTGGATTGACTCAAAAGAAAAGATTTTATATCTCTGATTATGGATATGCTAACATTCGCGAAGTCCTACTTGGCGAAGAAGATAAATTAAAGAGAGGTCAGAACTGGGATAAGTTTCATTTAGAGAATATTATTTCTTGGTGGAAACGTAAAGCAACCAAGAGATATGATAAGTTAAAACTAGATGGCCGTTTCAGGGATAAAGTCGAACTCTGGACTGAGGACAACAACATTCAAATTATTCGATGAACGAAGAAGACAAACATATTAACGATCTGTGGGAAGACATGGATCGTCTCAATGCATTATATGAAGAACTCATGTGGGATAATGATGATGTATTAGAATTTGTAGCTGATTACGAAAACGATAGAATTATTATTAAAAATAGATCTAAAGAAGATGAGATTGAATGATAAGACCAAATTGATATTTGCTTTAAATCATCTTGCCCATTTGCATGACCATATAGAGGGAAATTACTGGGAAGATTATTTAAGGGAAAATATTGAGAGTATGGAATCTGTATTGGAAGCACAATTAAAAAAATATGATTCCTAAATTTGAAAAAGGATATTGTCCTAATTTATTATCTTGGAAAGAAATATCTAATATTCTTAATGTAAGACCTTTAATGTCTACATCCAGAGTGAGGGTGTTTGGAGAAGGAACTGATACATGGAAAAATAATTACTGGTGTACTGATCCTAATTGTTATCCATCTAGTCTCTTGCAAAAAATTATTGATGATACTGGTGTTTGTTATTTTACAGACATGTCTAGGTCTACAGAAAAGATAAATGAGTTCGCTAAAAATTTAGAAGATGAATATGATCAAGAAGTAGATGCACATATCTACTTGTGTCGTAATTTAAAACCAGTACACCCATTTGAAGTTCATTTTGATATGAGTGATAATGTTATAGTTCAATGTGAGGGAACAACTAATTTTAAAGTCTGGGAGGCAGTTTCTAATCCCAAAGAATTGCTAAAAGAAAAGAAGGATGTTAGAATAGAAACTGATCAAAAACCAATATTGAATGTTGATATGAAACCAGGTGATGCTATTTGGATACCAAGATATTATCCTCATTTAGCAACATCACATACTAAAAGATTGTCTGTTAGTTTCCCTTTCAATAGGAAGATAGATAGTACACGTTGTGAAGATCGACATTGGATTAAATATGATTAGACTATGGAGAATTTGGAAGTATGCACTCGGATCATTCGCAGACGAGCGAACAAAAAAATATGACAATCACGTACTTCTCATACGGACTTTTATATTTTTCACTTACTTCATTACTAATTGCTTTATTGTTGCAGGGGTAATCCGACATTGGAATTAAGTAAAGTAGTTATTACTCCTAGTATTGATGTATATGATAATTTCTTCACTGAAGACATCAGAGAGGAAATTTGGAATCTATTGTTAAGACCTAAGTGGGCTCCAGATGGAGGCAACTCTAATAATTGGTTTTGGCATATGGATAATCTTCACAAAGAAGATTACTTTAGCAAATACTTATATGATATTATCTGTAGTAAATTAGGAGTATCATATAGACTACGTAGAATATATGCTAATGGCCAATCGGCAGGCCAGTCAGGAAATCCTCATACAGATGATGGAGACTTTACTTTTTTATATTATCCAAATCCAAAATGGGATTTAGACTGGGGTGGCCATTTAATTTTCTCTGAAGATAAAAAAGAACCTACTAAAATTATTGGATATAAACCAAACCGTGCTATAATATTTCCATCTCATATAACACACTATGCAGATGCAACGCATAGATATTACACTGGATTTAGAGTCTCACTAGCATATAAATTTATTAAAACATGACTGAATTGAAAGATTGGTTGAACTCAATTAACCAAACAAAGAAAAACCTTATTGATGAAGATCCTTCATTAGAGAAAGATTATTCACCTTATATCGTGAATCGTATTTACTCTGGTCATCTTGATTCTATTCTATTTGCAAATGAGATGAATCAGCATCATTTTATACCAAAGAAAATGCAATATGATTTTTTTCTAAATACACTCAGATCCAAGAAGAGGTTTTCTCCTTGGCTCCGTAAAGATAAAATCAAAGATCTTGACTTGGTAAAACGTTATTATGGTTATAGTAACGAAAAGGCAAAACAAGCTCTGCGAATCCTAACAACTGAACAACTTAATTTTATAAAATCGAAATTTGAAACTGGAGGAAGACAATGAGTGTTGTACAAGAGCCTGAAGTGAAATGGACTACCGATCAAATGGTAGAAGTTACACTTAAAGAGCCAGATGACTTTTTGAAGGTTAGAGAGACTCTAACCAGAATCGGAGTAGCGTCTAGGAAAGAGAAGAAGATATATCAATCCTGTCATATTCTTCATAAACAAGGGAGATATTATCTTGTCCACTTTAAAGAACTTTTTGCTCTTGATGGAAAACACGCTAATCTTACTAGCAATGATGTTCAGCGTCGCAACCGTATTGCTCAGCTTCTTGCTGATTGGGGTCTCATAGGTATAGTTGATACCACTAAGATACAAGATATTGCACCTTTAAATCAAATTAAAGTATTAGCATATAGAGACAAAGATGACTGGATACTGGAGACAAAATATAATATAGGTAGTAAGAAGAAAAAAGTTGAAGAGTAATTTTTTCTTTCTACGACTATTTTTTAAGGAGTAAAAAGATGAATGGTAGATTAGATAAGGTTGCTATGACCAGTAGACTCATGCAACTCAAAAGAGAATTACACTATAAGTGTGAGATTGGAGAGAAGGGTCAATGGGAATGCACTGGAGCAAACGAATACCTCAACAAAACTTTTGATATATTAGACGAGTACTGGCAGTAACTTCAATAACTTAATTATGAAATATTATGATAACAAATTTAGCATATTGGTATTTTCCTGATATTTTTTCACCTGAGGATTTATCAAAAATACATGAGTTGTTTTCTCAAGTAACAGTAGATGCAGAAGACGAACCTGCTATTGGTGTGACTAAGGTAGCAAAAGTTAAAATGGCTCAATGGACTCATTTTAAAGAACCATTTGCACCATTAGAGCAAGCATTCTTAAGAATTAATCAGGAGCAGTTTGGTTATAATATTTGGCCTCAATATGATGCTAATTATATAAGATTAAATGAATATTCTAGTCAGCACAAAGGAGAGTATGGTTGGCATTGTGATGGATCTAATAGTGCAACCTATGATATTAAATTTACGATGTTAATTAATGCTTCACTTGAACCATATGAAGGAGGTAAATTTTTTATCTTTGGTAATGGTGGAGAAAGAGAAGTTGGAGAGCTTGCAAAACCAGGAAATGTTGTTATACTTAAGTCAAGTATTCCTCATAGAGTTACCCCAGTAACCAAAGGAAAAAGACACAGTATTACACTTTTTTATTCAGGCCCTAAATTTCAATGACCAACAAAAGAAAATTTATATTTGATGTTGACGGAACATTAACAGAAAGTCGTAAACAAATTAGTACATCATTTCAAGCAGAGTTTATCATATTTTGTTGTAAGTTTCCTACGTACTTAGTTACTGGTAGTGATCATGATAAGACTGTAGAACAACTTGGAAGGGATATCCTTACTAGATGTGCAGGAGTATTTAATTGTTCTGGTTCAGATGTATATCAACAGGATAAATTTGGTACAGCAGATGCACCATATAAAAATATTTACAAATCAGAATGGAAACCATCTAATAAACTAATTAATTTTCTTAGTGATGAATTAGACTATAGTGTATTTCCAAATAAAACAGGCAATCATATTGAACATAGACCTGGCGGAATAAACTTTAGTATTCTTGGTAGAGGTGAAGGTTCTATGGAATATAGAAAGGAATATGTAAAGTGGGATACTGAAAGATTGGAAAGGGAAGATATAGTAGATCGAATTAAAACTGAGTTTCCTCATTTAAATATTCAAATAGGAGGTCAGACAGGACTTGATATATCTGATAGTGATAAGAGTCAAATATTAAAATATTTTGATCATGATGATAAACTTCATTTCTTTGGTGATATGATGGAAGAAGGTCAGAATGATTATCCTTTAGCAAAAGCAGTACAAGACATGGGCGGTAAAACGTACCATGTAAAAGATATAGATGAAACCCGAACATGGGTTAATCGGTTCTCCTCCTTATATGCAAACGGTTTAAGGTATAATTAGTAATGTACGCTTCGGGTACAAAACTAAAACTCGCTTTTAAAGGAGAATCAAATGACTAACTTAGCAACATATCATAGTGCCAACCTTCCAGAATTAATGAAGGTGATAAGACAAAATGGCATAGGAATGGATGATTACCTAGACAGGTTTTTCAACGCACCACCACAAACCTCAAACTATCCACCATATAATTTGATACAATTAAATAACCATGAATCAAAACTCGAAATCGCCCTTGCGGGGTTTAAGAAAACTGAAGTTAAAGTCTATACGGAGTTTGGAAAACTATATGTCGAAGGCAAAAAAGAAGAATCAGAAGATGTTGGAGAATTTGTCTATAAAGGATTGGCCCAACGTTCCTTTGAACGGGTCTGGACGATCACCGACGATACAGAGATTGGATCCGTCAGCTTTGAAGATGGACTCTTAACTGTTAATTTAAATAAGATAGTTCCTGAGCATCATGCTCGTAAGGACTACATATAAATAATAATGAGTTCGAGATGGAATCGAGGGCCGCCAACTTAGTTGACTGTCCTCTTTTTTTATGCTATACTATTTTTAACCGATAAAAACAATGTCTATAAAACTTGCTATATTAAAATCTGGTGAACATGTTATATCAGATGTAAAAGAATTAGTTGCTGATGAAAAATTACATGGTTATCTTTTTCAAAACGCTTATACTCTAGATTCTAGACCACCTGAGTTTTTAACAGAAGAACAAGAAGAATCAGGTGTACATGATATTGAAGTACTACTAAGACCATGGCTTATTTTCTCTGAAGAAAGAAAAATACCTGTTAGAGCTGATTGGTTAGTTACTATTGTAGAACCTGTACCAAAAATTAAAGAACTTTATGAGGAAAGAGTAAATGTCGATAAAGATTATTTGCCTAACGAACAATCAAAAACTAATATCCCAAATTGAGGAAGTATCAACTGAATTGGGAGAACCTGACTGTAAATTAATTGACCCTTATCTTGTTGGTGAGAAGGATACTCTTTCTCAATGGTTAATTGATTTTAGCAGCCAACGTGAAATTATGCTATCATCAGATAAGATATTAACCCTTGTTGATCCTAAGGATACTCTACTTAAAAAGTACGAAAGACTTATTAAATAATGCGATTCTATACAAACGTTCAGATGGTTGGAGACAACTTCTTGGTTCGTGGTTACGAAGATGGAAAACATTTTGCGACCAGAGAGAAGTTCTATCCAACCCTTTTTGTGTCTTCTAATAAAAAGACAAAGTATAAAACTTTAGAAGGTGACTATGTTGAAGCAGTCAAGCCTGGAACTGTGCGTGAAAGTAGAGACTTCATAAAGAAGTATGATGGTGTAGAAGGGTTTAAAGTTTTTGGTAATGAGAGATTCATATATCAGTATATTTCTGATAAGTATCCAGAGGAAGAAGTAAAGTTTGATATAAACAAGATTAAAATATCCACACTTGATATTGAGGTAAAGTCAGAGAATGGTTTCCCTGATGTAGAATCTGCTGCAGAAGAAATTCTATTGATCAGTCTTCAAGATTATAATACTAAACAGATTCGTACATGGGGTCTAGGAACGTTTGATAATAAACAAGAGAATGTAATATACAAATCATTCAAGACTGAATATGAACTCTTGCTTGATTTTATTAATTGGTGGATGGTAGAAACTAATACTCCAGAAGTTGTGACTGGATGGAACAGTGAGTTGTATGATATTCCATACTTAACTAGAAGACTTGATCGTGTTCTTGGTCAAAAACTTATGAGAAGAATGTCTCCATGGGGATTGGTAACCGAAAGGGAAATTCATATTATGGGACGTAAACAAATTTCTTATGATATTGGTGGTGTTACTCAGTTAGACTATTTGAATCTTTATAAGAAGTTTACTTATAAGGCACAAGAGTCATATCGTTTGGATTATATTGCTAGTGTAGAATTGGGACAGAAGAAACTTGATCACTCTGAGTTTGATACGTTTAAGGACTTCTATACAAATGGTTGGCAGAAGTTTGTAGAATACAACATCATTGACGTTGAACTTGTTGACCGTATGGAAGACAAGATGAAATTGATCGAACTAGCAATAGTTATGGCTTATGATGCTAAGGCAAACTATGCTGATGTATTCTCTCAGGTTCGTATGTGGGATACCATAATTTATAACTATTTGAAGAAGAGGAATATTGTTATTCCTCCTAAAGAACAAACTGATAAAGACGCAAAATACGCAGGTGCTTATGTTAAAGAACCGATACCAGGTAAGTATGATTGGGTGGTTAGTTTTGACCTCAACAGTCTGTACCCTCATCTCATTATGCAGTATAATATATCGCCAGAAACCCTCATTGAAACAAGACACCCATCAGTTACCGTTGATCGAATACTCGATGAAACAGAGACTATAGAAGGTGAATATTCTGTTTGTGCAAATGGTGCAAGGTATCGTAAGGACGTGCGAGGTTTCTTACCAGAATTGATGGAGAAGATCTATAAAGATCGAACCATTTATAAAAAGAAAATGATATTAGCAAAGCAGGATTATCAAAAGAGGAAGTCTAAAAAGTTAGAGAAGGAGATTGCTAGATGCAATAACATTCAGATGGCTAGGAAGATTCAACTTAATAGTGCTTATGGTGCTATTGGTAATCAGTACTTCAGGTACTATAAACTTGCTAATGCAGAAGCAATTACCTTATCAGGTCAAGTATCTATTCGTTGGATAGAGAACCGCATGAATAGGTACTTAAATAAAATATTAAAAACGGAGAATGCAGATTATGTTATTGCTTCAGATACTGATTCCATCTATCTTAATCTTGGGCCTTTGGTGGAGGTCATATACAAAGGGAGAGAAAAAACTGCTGAGAGCG